CCTACGATTAAAAGCTGAACTAATGCTTGACAAAGCAAACGAACTTATAAGGTTTTGCGATATGGTAGAGAATAGAAAATCAGTATTAAGAAAGCATTTCAATTTGCTTGATCAAAAAAACATTGCTAAATACAATCACGCAATTAATAGAAAGCAGGTTTTGATTGATTCACTTAAAACGGATTTGCAATGTATAAACTAAGTGGCGAATACTACCGAATTTTCAATAGTATAAAATTTGCTGAAAGACCTTCACAGATTGATTCAATTTTAAATTGGATTGATTTGTTTGAGAAGGTCAGCACTAAAGACGAAGTTGAACGTTTAAAAAAAATAGCATATAGTAAATTGACAATTTTAACTAAAGCATTTTAACAGATGGAAGATTTTTTAAAAATTACAGACGAAGTTGCAACTGCTGAAATATTAGATCAAAGTGGTGACCTTTTAAAATGCACTTTTCAAAATGATGACGGAGTTGAGATTGACACAAAAGGAATTGATTTTATAGAATTAAGCTATGACAATTTAGAAACTTTGATGAATTTAATCATTGAAGCAAAAGAATATTACGAAAACAATTTAATTTAATTAATACATTTTAAAAAATGGAAATCAAAGGAAGAATTACCAAGAAATTGGCAGTAGAAACAGGAATGAGCAAGGCAGGAAAGTCTTGGCAAAAACAATCGTTTGTTATTGATACAGGAGCGCAGTATAATCCTGAAGTATGCTTTCAAACGTTTGGAGATAAATGTGAGATGCTTAACAACTTTGAAGAAGGTCAGGAAGTATCTGTGGCTTTTAACGTATCAAGCAGGGAATACAACGGAAAGTATTACCACAACATTGACGCTTGGAAAATTGAATCCTTAGGCGAAAGACAACCGCAAGGCGAAAAGTTGGAAGCAGCAGATTTAGGAAGTAGTGATAACGATGGATTACCTTTTTAAGTTATGGAAAGAAAGGAAGAACTAAACTACGTTATAAACTCGGTTATCCTTAGTCACGCTCTATCTGATTGCTTGTCAATTATGATTGAGCGAGGCTACTTCTTTCAAGACGTTAAGAGAGCAGCCAAGAGATATGAAGGTTTAATTGAAAAAAACAATAACCGAATCTTTGCCAATGTTGATGATGAACGAATGGAGATGATTACGAAGGAGATTGATCAGCATACCGAGATTTTTAATTCTTTGAATAAAATGAGTTTTAAAGAAAAAGAAGAACTTTTAAAATCGTTAAAATGATAGTTACATATCAGAGCAAGATGAATGATGACCAATACTTAATTGAGGAGGTAGAAAAGGAATACTTTCCGCAATACAAATTTGAGGAGGTCATTCACGAATTAAACCACGTTCATAAATATGAAGAAGAAGCAGGTAAGAAGATGCCATTTAAGCAATGCAGCATCTGTCATCAAAATAAAACTTTGCCTGAGTTCTATAAGTATTCAAAACCAACAAAGACTAAAATTTGTAAACTTTGTTTTAGGAAATCAAGTTATGGAATAGATTAAATTATTATCTTTGTAGAACAGTTGCGGTCGAAACATAGGCAACTTAAAGGAATTTTAATAGACCCTTATAATGAAAGCAGCTTCGACCCTGTTGGATTTATGAGGGTTTTTTAATTAATAACAAATGACTAAACGATTAGGATATACATTCTACCCAAAAGATTGGCGGAGTGATGACAAAATAATTATGCTTAACGCAGAAGAAAGAGATATGTTTAGGTTCTTTATTGACGAGTGTTACATAAAAAGTTCAGCAAAACTTGAGTGGAACTTAGGTTATCTTCGCAGAATCTTGGGGCATAACAAGCAAAAAGTTGAAAGAATCTTTAAAGTTTTATGCAACTTTGAGTTAGTTTACCAAGAGGGCGATTACATTGTTATCCCTAGTGTTATCAGTAGATTGGGTTACGTTGAAGAGAAAGTTCAAAAGGGTAAATTAGGAGGTTTAGCTAAGAGTAAGATTGTAGCTAATAAGAAAGAGAATATAAAAGAGAATATAAAGGAGAAAGAGAAAGAGAAAGAAGAAGAAGAAGATAACCGACACCGCCAAATAATTGAGTTAGCTAATGATTATAAAAAAAATGAACGAGTGATCAACGCAGTTCTTAAAAATGGTCAGCAGTTAGCATTTAGCAAAGAAGATTTACTTGCAAAACTTGATGAATTTGTTTTACATTTGGAATCCACAGGAGAAACTATTAAGACAAAAAAAGACTTCAATACACATTTCTTAAATTGGCTAAGGGTTAAAAAGAAAAAAAGTTCAGAAAAAAGTACTAAACCAACACCTGCTGAAAAGGTATTTGGTGAATATTACGAGGAAGCAAACACAATAGCAAAACAATTAAACAACTTAACAATTTTAAAAAATGAGCAAGATAAAAGAATCACAGGATAAAGAACTAACACTTTACATTCTAAAGTCAGCAGTTCAGGTTGGAATTAATGGTTCAATGGATGACCTGACAATGAACCTGCTTGTGGATTTCATAAAAAACTACTACGGCAATTTAGAAATTGATCAATACTCAAAAGCGTTTGAACTATATGCTGCTCAGAAATTGGATTATAAGGAAAAACCATATAACAACTTTTCAACGGCATTCGTAGGACTAATACTAAACTCCTACAAAGAATGGTTGAGGAAGGATAATTTAAAGCCAAAGGCATATATTGAACCAACACATCAGCTTGAGAATAATCAAGACCCAATATTAGAAATGGAAAAGGCTTTTAAGTTTATTGAAAGGGTTTACAAAGACGAAGGAAAATTTCCGATAATAGCTAATTGGTCAGATGCGTTTTTATATGCCGAAGCGAATGGATTAATCAACCTTTCAGCGGAAGAAAAGCAGCAAATAAAGAAGGAAATCATTGAAGAAATCAAATTAAAGCAGGTTCAAAAGCGTTTGGAAACAGGAGTAAAAGGTTCAGTATCAGAATTTGATGATAAGAACGTAAAAGTTTTATGCAGAAAAAAATCATTAATGCAATATATTAGATAATATATGTATATTTGAAAGGTCAATAAGACATAAAAATAATACAAGAACAAGATGAAAAACATCAGCACAGAATTACTTCACGAAATGAAAGAATTGTTTTGGAAGAATAATAAAGAAAATGCATTGGGAGAAATTCAACTTCCTTTGTTTTTTAATGAATTAATAACAAGAATAAAAAGATAGTTATGGATTATAAACTAATAACCAACATTCACGTTGACGGAATTGATTTCAACGATTATCCTGATTTTGTAGACGCTTATAATTATTCGGCAGAATATGATGGAAAAGAAATGACAGAAGAGCAGCTTGATGAGTTAAACGAAAATTCAGAATTTATACACGATTGTGTTTACAACCAACTTTATTAATATGGCAATTAGATTTGAAAATAAAGAATCCTTAGAGAGAGAACATAAGGCAGTATTATTATTCTGTTGTATTTATGACTACACATTTGAAAAGTTAGGTGACCACGACATTGATTTTAAAATCTTCAAAGATGAAAAGTTAGTATGTTACCTTGAAGTCAAGGGAAGGAATAAAACAATTGCTGAGGCTTATCCTTTGCCAATAGCGATAAGAAAGTTGCATAATTTGGCAGATAAAAGAAGAAAAGGAGTAATACTTTGGGATTGTTTGGATGGCTTAATTTACGCAGATTATACAAAGTTGGAAGGCACAATAAAAGTTGGAGGTCGGAGGATACCAAGAAAAGGTTCAGCAAACGACATTGAACTAATGGCATACTATCAGAAAAGCGAACACCTACACGAGTATAAGTTTAAATAGTATATTTGCAAAAATCCAATTATGAAAGTTCGCAAAAGGTTATATGATGCAGAAGCATTAGCATTAGGTCTTAAATTAAATAAGAAGTTACCAAGTGAACTGCAATCTCGTTATTACTTAGAGGAAGAAGTTTATAAAGATATCCTGAGAAAAAGAATAGAGCCAAATCCACGAAAATTCGTCAATACTCAAAACAAAATTGACAAAAACGGAAACGTAATTTCATCGGTTGAAAAGCTGCAAAGCGAAGCAATAGACATTCCTGATAATTTTGAAGTAATAAAAATATCTACTTCCAAGACCACAGGTCAGCAATGGATACAGTACGCTGCAAAGCAGGAGAAAGAAGAAGTAAAAGACTTTGACTTTGAAGGAATCGTAAAGAAGCACATAAAAAGATTAGATAGGTTAGTTGTGCCAATCATTGACAAAGCATCAGACTTTGACAGGCTTGTTATATCAGACGTTCATATTGGAATGGAAACTAATAAATATGACAATTCAATGTATGCGGTTAAATGGAACAAAGAAGAGGTTCTTAAAGACTGCACAAGAATAGCTGAGGCAACTATAAAAGAAAGGCAATCTAACTTCATAGTTGTAGATGATTATGGCGATTTGATGGATGGGTTTGATGGCAAAACCACAAGAGGCGGTCACGAACTTCCTCAGAATATGACTAACGAAGAAGCATTTGATACTGCCGTTGAATTTAAGATTAAGCTGATTGAACCATTACTTGCTCATTATAGCAGAGTTGAGGTAAACAATATCTGCAACGATAACCATTCAGGAGCGTTTGGATACTTCGTGAACAAAACTATGAAGCAGATTCTTGAACTAAAATATGACAATGTAAAGGTCACGAATCACAGGAAGTTTATCAATCACTATTTCATCGGTAATATTTGCTTTGTAATTAGTCACGGAAAGGATGACAAGAGTTTAAAGTTTGGATTTAAGCCACAACTTAAACCTGATTCAATTGAGAAGATAGACCAATACTGTAAGAACAATGGCATTTACAAAACTGCTGAACTTGTTATTTTCTGCAAGGGGGATAGTCATCAGGCATTATTTGATATGTGCAGCAGCGATGATTTCTATTATTTTAATTATCCTGCACTAAGTCCATCTTCGCAATGGGTACAGAACAACTTTAAAAAAGGCAGGAGAGGTTTCTTTTTGGAATCTTACAAAGACCTTGACGTATATTTAAAACCTAAATTCATAAAATGAAAGACGATATTAAAACCTTTATCCATTACTTGGATAAGCTAAAAACAAGAAAAGAAATCTATTTCAAGTACTTTGAAAGTCCTGTGGTTGTGACTGTAAAAGATAAAGAAGATGGGGTTGACTACCTTGAAAAATTTTACCAAAAAGAAATGGAAAGGCTTGATAGCTTTAGAGCAGATTTAGACAGGTTCAAGAATGAAATGTAAGAACTGCAAAGATAAGTTTGAACCGAAATGGTTTAATTGGAAGTATTGTGACAAAGACCTTTGCCATAATTTAGGGGTTAAGGAACTTGTAAAGAAAGAACGAGAAAAGAAAGCGAAGCAGGAACGCAAGGAAAAGAAGAAAGCAAAGGAAGCACTATTGACCCATAGGGATTACCTGAAGATATTTCAGACAGTATTCAATACTTATATAAGGTTAAGAGATAAAGACCTTCCTTGTATATCTTGCGGTAAGAATAACAACAAACAATTTCACGCAGGGCATTATCGGTCAGTTGGCAGTTGTCCTGAACTTAGATTTGAGGAATTAAATGTTTGGCGGCAATGTGCAACCTGCAACACTTACCTGCACGGCAACTTAATTGAATACCGAAAAGAGTTGATTAATCGCATAGGGGTTGAGAAGGTAGAATGGTTAGAAGGATACCAACCAAGTAATAAAATGCTGATACCTGAAATAAAAGAAAAGATAAAACAATATAAAGCAAAGATAAACAGTTTAAAATAGTATATTTGTACGATGGAAAAAGAAAAGAAAGCACAACCAAATGTTGTATTAACGATGCCTGAGGCTGAGAAGAAAATAGCACGTCAAAGAAGTATTGAAATTTATGACGATTACCGAAGCCTGTCAAAGTACATTCGTGACTTGATTGCTTATGACGCTAAACACAAAATTCTGTAAATTTGTATAATGGTAGACCACGATGTTCTTTTTGATTTATATCTTGAAAACACTATCTACTTTTATAATGACAAAGAAGAAGAAATAGGATGCTTAGTGATACTGCACATAACTCAACAGAATTGAAAGAAGAAGAATCAGAATACACTTTTATTTATTGGAACTAATGTGGATTTTAAACATAATAATAGTTGCAGCAATAATTGTTTTAATTGCTCTTACAGGTTTTGTATTTAGTTTAATTATTATTTACAACGCTTATGGTGGTAAACCTGATGATAAGTTGACTCAGGAGCAGATTGATGAAATCTTAAAAAGAACTTAGCGATGAACAAAACGGAACAACATAAAAAGGCAATCATTGAAGCGTTGGAGCAATCGCTTGGAATCGTCACAACTGCTTGTAAAAAGGTTGGAGTTGGTAGAACTACTTTCTACGGATGGTTAAAAGATGACGAAGATTTTGCAAAGCAGGTAAAGGATATTGAAAACGTAGCTTTAGACTTTGCAGAAACGCAATTGCATCAGCAGATAAAAGACAATGTTCCGACATCAACGATTTTCTACCTAAAAACGAAAGGCAAGAAAAGGGGATACATTGAAAGGATGGAAACAGAAAATACTAACAAGAATCTTGACCTATCCAATCTAACTGACGAAGAACTTGAGGTACGTTTAAAGCAGGCAAAAAGAGTAACTGATGGCTAACCTTGAAGAAGTAATAATTGAGGAGGAAATTGCAAGGAGAAAAGCACGAACTAACCTAAAGGATTACACAAGCTACACAACAACAGATTTTGAATGGCAACCATATCATAAAGTCTATTACGAAATTTTAGATAGGTTTGCAAAGGGCAAGATTAAGAAGCTGATGGTATCAATGCCTCCGCAACACGGAAAATCAGAAGGTAGCACAAGGCGGTTGCCTTCTTTTATGTTTGGCTTGAATCCTAATTTAAGACTTGCAGTCACTTCCTACAACGCAACCATAGCAAGAAAATTCAATAGGGATAATCAAAGGATTATTGATACCCCTGAATACGCTGCTTTATTTCCTGACACAAAATTAAATTCAAGCAATGTTGTAACAGTTGCAAGTTCATTCTTGAGGAACTCAGAAGAGTTTGAAATTGTAAACCACAAAGGAATGCTCAAGGCAGTTGGTAGAGGCGGAGCATTAACTTCCATCACTTTGGATTGTGTCATTATGGATGACCTTTACAAGGATTATCAGGAAGGTTCTTCTCCTGTAATTCGTGAATCAGCTTGGGATTGGTACACTTCAGTAGTTAAGACGAGGCTACACAATAACAGTCAGCAGCTAATTGTCTTTACAAGATGGCACGAAGAAGATGTAATTGGAAGAATTGAGGAGAACGAAAAGGTAAATGTAATCACTTCCTTAGATGACTTAGATTCATATAATCCTAATGAATGGGTTAAACTAAACTTTGAAGCCATTAAAACAAGCGAAAAGACTTCTATTGATGAAAGAGCAGTTGGGGAAGCGTTATGGGAAAACAGACATTCAATTGAAAAGCTAACTGAGGAACGCAGGATTGACCCAAACAAATTTGAATGTTTGCATCAGGGTAACCCAACAAGTAAAGAAGGATTGCTTTACTCAGGAGAATGGCGAACCTATGACCACATACCTGAGAACGTAAGTAAGAAAGGAAACTATACTGATACGGCTGATGCAGGTGCTGATTACCTTTGTTCTGTTTGTTACGATAGGGTTGGCGATGACATCTACATAACCGACATTCTTTATACGATGGATTCAATGGAAGCCACAGAAGTAATGTTGCCAAAGATGCTGAATGATGCAGGAACAAAACAAGCAGACTTTGAAAGTAATAACGGAGGAAGGTACTTTGCGATTAACATACAAAAGAACACCAAAGCTGCAATCAATAGCTTTCATCAGTCAATGAACAAAGAAGCAAGGATTGTATCCAACTCTGCACAAGTCCAAAGACACATTCTATTTCCAAAGGATTGGCATAATAGGTGGGGGATGTTTTGGAAGCATCTTACAGGCTTTAAAAAGAACTTTAGAGCGAATGCTCACGATGATGCAGCAGATGTCCTTACAGGCATTATAGAAAAGAATATAGTATTTAAAACACCAAAGCAACCGAAATATGATAATGAAAATTCCAAGTTCATCAAGGGAGATTCCACAGGCTTTAATGCAGCAACTTGGAACTCAGAACGAAACGGAGCAGGTAGCGACTTTTTTTAAACACATAAAAATAAAAAAAGAAAAGTTTAGCGATGTAGATGCTTTATCAGTATTGCTGACCTTTTATACCTTAATCTCAAATGAGGACATAGGCGAAGCACCTGCAAAGATAACCTACAACCGAACTAATTACTTTGCTCCTGATGACCTGCTTGATATTCCATTAAAATTTTTGATTGAGTTAATAAACATAGATGTAAACTATGAAACCAATGAGTTTCTTTATGCTTTAACTGCTTTAATTTATAGAAAGGATTGGACAAAACCATTTAGCAAAAAAGAATATTTTGAAATGCAACCTATCTTTTACGATGCACCATTCATTTTTTCGTTATGGAGTACCAAACTCTTTAATCAAATTATTGTAACTTTGCAAGATAATTACCCAATTTTATATAAAGGGGAGCAAGGAGCAGAAGAAAGTGATGGAAGAAAGTTGTATGGATTGCTAAAATTATTAGCAAATGATGATGCGACTAAAATGGAGAAAGCTGAACAAATGCCAATTTGGAGAGCGTTCACTTGGATTGAACAAACAAAAATTAATGAAATAAACCAAAAGAATGCAGACGTCAATCAAACAAATAATAGAAAACATTAAGGTAGTTGTTAAAACCAACTTCACAGAAATCAATTATGTAGACTTTGAGAAATACGCAGATAAAGGACTTGATAAAACAGGGGTTCGTTTGGTTTATTCCTTAGCAGATACAATGACCTTTAACTTACAGGTTGACACCTTTGCTTTGAAGTTTGAAATGCTTGACCTAATCAACACAATTGGAAATGAAGATGAACGCAGAAAGGAAGTAATTTCTGACTGCTTTGGCATAGCTTCAATGTTTGTTGACTACCTTAAAAGATACGGATATTATTTTCCTGATAGCATTGCAGTAACCACAGTTCACAAAAGGTATAAAGACGGATTAGGTGGAGTAGAATTTACCATAAACTTTGACCTTCAAAAAACCTGCTTAATTTAATGGAAGAACTAAAAAAGGCATTACAGAAATATGCTAATGATTCTATAAAACAAGCAAGGAGCAATTTGAACTTGACAGGTTTTGCAGGTAAAAAAAGAAAGACTAACAATACAGGAGATTTAAGCAAAGGGTTGGGTTATGACTTAAAACAAAACAACAAAGGATTCAATTTAGAATTTACTACAAAAGAAATGTATGGCATTTTTATAGAGAAAGGAGTTAACGGATGGATGAAGTCACAGAAAGCACCTTTTAAATTCAAGAAGAAAAACCTTGCAAAGGGGGTAATGGAAGAATATATTAAAACTTCCAAAATGCGTTTGAAGAAAATATTTGTAAATAAGTCAGGTCAAAAAGTTTCTCAATTTGTAGCAAAGACTCCTGCGAATATAAAGGCAGCAGCTTTTATGATGGGAAGAGCAATTGCAAGGGATGGAATTATAAGAACTAATTTTATGAGCAAGGCAAGTGATAGAGCATTTAAAGAAAACAAACAATCTTTAGAAAAAGCAATGGCAATAGATATGGCTTTTGATATAGGGAACACACTTAAAAAACAAGGTTTCATAGTAACAGAAAAATCAACCTAAATGGCAACAGTAGCAACTTACACAAACACCAATCCTGACATTGGAATTTATGGACTTTACAATCCTTTTGCAGTAATAATTTCAAACGATGGAGCAGCAAGAGCAAACCTGACATTTAGAATTAGGGTTTCAATAGATGGCATAGCAGACACAGAAGTTGTAAGAGATGTTACACCAATTGGTCAAGCAGTAGTTGTAGAGCCTTTTAAATTGTTGCAGGATACGTTCTTTGAATCAAACTTTGACTTCCTTGCATTATCGCCTAATTCGTTTAACTTAGTAAAGATTGAGGTTGGTCAATCAAGTTCACCAACTGTTGTTCCTCCTGCTGAAGGTGACCCTGTTCCCCCAACATTTCAAGGTTATGTATCTGCTCAGGAGAAATCTTTTTACGTTTACAACGGATATGAGAATCAACCTGTGGCAATCAATTACAGAGATTTTTATTGGTATAATTTTGAGCCAATCAAACTACCAAAGATAAAGCAGGATATTTCATTGCTTACAAATGACACAGAAAACCTTTCTTATCCAAATCAATTTAGGGGGTTTTACGATAGCACAGATTCAATATTAACTGCTACAAATGTCATCACTACATTCCACAGATTAAATGGTTCGGAAATTACAGGAACTGCAACAGATGTAGCAATTGGAGAACCTACTGCGATAGGATATGCAAGGCAGAATCTAAATTTACTTGATGCTTCAATTCCTGCGGCTGCGTCATCTTGGAAGATACTAATACGTTATACAAGTGAAGAAGATGTAACATTTGATTCTGAAATAATAACAGTAAGAAGACAGGATTGCAATCCGAAACAAAGCAACCACAGATTGTATTGGGTTAACAGATACGGAGGTGATGAATACCAAAACTTTACAATGCTATCTGAACAAAGTTTAAATATAACGAAGGGTAAGCGGATTCAAAGTGATGGCATAAACTACAAAGCCACAACATTCACAGATATTCAAAACATCAATAACCCTAACATTCAGGAGTTCGGTAATTCAGCGACAAGAAACATTGTTTTACGAAGCGATTACCTTTCACAAATTGAGGTTGATGCTTTGGCAGAATTATACAAGTCAGCTATTGTGGTAATGTTTGACGATGATGGAACGCATCCGATGGTTGTAACAACTACAAGCTACCGAATAGTCAGCGTTCAACAGGAACTTTACAAGGTAGAGGTAAACCTACAATATGCTAATAACGAATTAATGCAGATTCAGTAAATGGTAGTAACTATAATATTAGACATAGACGGAGTTTCTCACGTTTGCAGAACCTTTGAAAATGAAAGCATACAGATTAACAAGTTAGTTGCTTCAATTGATAACTTAGGAAGTCAGGGAACAATTACAAGGCAGTCATTTAGGCTTCCGCTTATTGGTGGATTGTTAGAAGCAATAGGCGATGTTACTGACCCATCACAATCAGCAAAGGTAAACTTGAACAAATCTATAAAAGGCAGGATTTTAGTTGATGGATTTGAAAGGTTCTTTGGAAGTTTCTTTGTGGTAAACACAACCAAAGGCGATAGCAAAGAAGTAGAAATGATATTTCAAGGAAATGAAACTGACTTAAAAGCTACTTTGTCAAACATCACGATGGCTGAGTTATGTGATGGTGAAACTTTAGGTTATAACTTTACAACCTTATCTGCTTATTTTGCTAATCCGCATCAATACCAAAAAGATAACGGATACCTTTTTCCTGTAATAGACTATGGAGATAAGTTTACTTACGACACAAGCGCATCTGTTGGTGTAGTGGTTGATTTATTTGAAACTAACTTTAAGCCTGCTATAACCTTACAGAAGTTGTTTGAGTTGATGCCAATCAACATTACAGTAAACAATATGGAGCAGATAATGCACCAATCTATTTTGCTGCACAATAGCAAGGAAAGAATACCTACAACTAACACAAGCCAATTTGATAACACAGGTTACATTGAAAGAACAACCGATTTATCTGCATCAACACCTTTTACTAATTATATAATTCCTTTAGATGGTAAGACTGTTTACAATTCTGCAAACGCTTCTATTTTTGATATTAGCGACCAAGCAGACTGCAAGTACATTATTCCTCAGCGTGAATATAATGGCTATTCTTTTAGGGTTGATGGGGATATAGATTTCACTATATTAAGTCCATCAAATAGTGTTGCTTTAAAATTATTAATTAATGGAGTTGAAAAAGGTGTATTTGTTGCCCAAACTGTTGCGAATGGAATAACTTCATTTAGCGGTCAAATTAATTACCCCTTTCTTTTAGAACCAAGTGATGAAATCCAATTAGTTTTCACAACAGGAAACATTACAAGCGTTGTGTTTAAAGCAGGGTTTAGGTTTAGTGTAACAAGAGCGCCTTCACTAACTTCAAGTTCTTTGATTAATATATCTGCAAATTGTCCTGAGTTAACGGCTTGGGATATATTTAGAACAGTAGCTATTCAATCAAACGCACAGATTATTTCAAACCCTGATGGAACTTATGAGATGACACCATTTAACGATTGGATTGAAGATAATTCTGAAGTAATAATTTTAGACGATATCATTGAAGATGGTGTTGATGTTCAGATAAAACCTTTCAGCGTTCAAGGTGCAAAGTCTATCCGTTTAGCATATAAAGAAAACGATGACTTTTATTCTAAGCAATACAAAGAATTGACAAATGAAAATTTCGGAGAAAAGTTTATTGAGAATACAGGTACAGAATTAGCAAAGAATGAATTAAAAATTGAAGTTCCTATTTCAACAATTCCAAGCGTTCCTGTTGATTCAAGTTCTGCGGTAATTCCAAAGATGGTTGATGGTAGCTTGAACGTAATAGTAGGGAAGCCTACATTATTGCAAAGCAACTATGACGATGATGGAACTTCAACAGATAACGAATCTTATACTACTTTTCCATTTACGTTAAAATCTTTGTTTTCAACTGATAGCTTGGTTGTTTCAAGGATTCAATTTATTGGAAATTGGAGGCAGCAAAGTGGAGGATTTACACAAACAGATAACAACTTTGGACAGTCACTTTCATATTGGTCAAACATAGGTTACCCAAGTCAAAACCTTTATGAAAGATATTGGAAAACATATTTGGAAGAAACCTATTCTGAGCAAAGCAGAGAAATAAAGATGAACATCAAGCTAAACAGAAATCAAATTGATGGCTTAGATTTTAACGAAAAGTTTTATTACAAGAATACCTTGCTGAGATTGGTTAAGTTGGAAGGGATAAGCCTAACAAGCAACCAACCTGCAACTGCTACATTTATGAAAAGGTTCACAATATTCCCAACAGATATTGCAACATACTATCCTTATAATGTAATTAATTCAATCGTTCAATGGAAGGTAAGTGCTGACAATTCAAGCGTGGGAGATGGTAGTGGAGAAACACCAACAGTTGAAGCAAGTGCAAATGCTTACGGATTCTTTTACGATTCCAACCAAGATATCGCAACACAATCAGGTCAAATTTTAATCACATAAGAATGGCACAAATATTAGAAGTAAAAACAGTAGTTGAAACAAAAGACGCTGAAAAAAATGTTCAAGATTTAGAAGAAGGAATTGAAGGTGCAGGAGAGGCAACTAATCAACTGACAGGTTCTTTGGATAAAATGACAGGCGGAGCAATTACTGCTTTTAAAGGAATAGTTAAAGGAGTAAAGTCAGGAGTGATGGCTATGAGGACTCTTAAAGGTGCTATTGCAGCAACAGGAGTTGGTTTGTTAGTTATTGCAGTTGGTACATTGGTTTCATATTTTAAAAACACACAAAAAGGTGCTGACTTGTTAGACCAAGCTTTTGCAACAATTGGAGCAACTATTGATGTTTTGATTGATAGGGTTTCTTCTTTTGGAGAAGGGTTATTTAAAATTATTAAAGGAGATTTTTCTGAAGGTTTAGATATTTTGAAAGGTAGTATGTCAGGAATTGTTGACGAAATAAAAAATGAATCAGCAGCAGCATTGCAATTAGAAAAAGATTTTCAAGCATTAGAAAAAAGAAGAATTGATTTTATAGTTACAGAAACTAAATTAAGAGCAGAAATTGAAGCATCAAATTTAGCGGCTGATGATTTTACGAAGTCAGTAGAAGAAAGAGCAGCAGCAAATGAAAATGCAATAAAAGTTGAAAAACAATTAGCTGAAGAAAGAATTGCACAAACAACAGAAGAATTAAGAATCCTAACTGCAAAAAATGAATTAGGCGAATCAATGAACGAAGACGTTGAAGCGCAAAGGGTTTTAGAAGCAAGACTTTTTGAAATTGAAACTAACAGAGATAAGAAATTAAAAGCAATGTTGGCAAAGCAAAAGTCAATAACATCTGAATTAAATAAACAAAGCGAAATAAGACCTGAAAGAGAAATATTAGAACCATTAGAAACTATGGAAGCTGCTCCATTGTTAAGTCCTGAAGGAGAAGTAAGACTTTCACAAGAAGAACATCTTTTAAGCCTTTTAAAAACTTCAAATGAAATATTTCAAAAAGAAAAAGTTGGAATTGATATTGCATCAGCAAAATTTAGTGCAGACCAAGAAGAATTAATTCAACAACAAAAGCACGAATCAATAATGAAAATGACTCAATTAGGGTTTGACATTGCTTCAACACTTGCTAAGAAAGGAAGTAAAGAAGCCAAAGCAATAGCAGTTGGTCAAGTTTTATTTGATACTTATAGAGGAATACAATCAGCATTTGCACAAACCACAGATGTTTCTCCTACTCAAACTATGCGATTTATTAATGCAGCATCAGCAGCAGTTTTTGGTTTTGCTAATGTTAGAAAAATATTATCTACACCAACAACAGGCGGAGGTGGAGGTTCTGCTCCAAGTGTTAGCACAGGTGGAGGTGCAAGACCATCAACAGAAGTTCCAAGAATACCAAACTTTGCTGCAATGAATGAAGGTGTAGGTGGAAGAAGTGGATTTGGTTCAGTTAGGGCAGTAGTAATTCAGCAGGACATCAAAGATTCTGCATCCTTAGATAACAGGGTTGATGACCTTGTAAAGATTGGGAAGTAACTAATTGCTTTGAATCCATTCGTAAACTTCAGAAGCCAAATAATAAGGTGCTGCGTTTGTCGGTTTGTGAATGGGTAAACCTTTCTTAACGTAGTTGTCAATCGTTCTTAAAGAGCATCCTATCATCTCGCAGACTTCAACCTTCCTGAGTATTTCCAAGTCTAAAAAGTATTTTATTGGTTTTGCCATAACGCAAAAATAAGCAAAGCAAGGAAAGGATACAAATAAAGGTTGTATTGTTCTGTAATTTTGCGTTAATGAAAAGATTTGAACTTAAGAAAAAAGATTGGTTGGACAGTTCTGTATTCAGAATTGCATTGGTTGAAAGTCCTGCAATTGAAACTGATTTCATTTTTTTATCTAAAGAAGATAAGCCTATTCAACTTTCCGTTCAAGATGAGAAGAGAATGATTTATTCTCCTGTACTTATTCCTGACAAAGTTATTCCAAGAGTATCTGATTCAGGTGACCCATATGAAATATACTTTTCAGGAGAAACAATTGAGGATATAGCCAAAGATTATATGCTTAAAAAAGTAACATTGGGCGAATGGAATAGCGAACACAATGAAAATCAAAAGTTGGAAGGTGTTGATGTTGTAGAAAATTGGATTGTTGAAAATCCTTTAAATGACAAAGCAACGGAGTTAGGTTTTAAAGTACCTGCCAAGACTTGGATGCAAGGAACGTATATTTCAAATGATGATGTTTGGGCAAAGATTAAAGACGGAACTTATAAAGGAATTTCAGTAGAAGCTGATATGAATCACGAATTAACACAATTAAATAAATCAGAAATGAGTAACACAAACTTGAAGTTAGATGCTATTCTAACAAAACTTGGTGAAATGATACCAAGCAAAAAAACTGAATTAGCATCTATGGATGTTGGTGAAGGAGTATTAATTTACGCTGAATCATTTGAAGAAGGTTCTAAAGTTTACGCTGACGAAGCAATGACTGTACCTGCTGAAGGTTCTTTTGAAGTAGATGGTAAAACAATCACTATTGAAGGTGGGGTTTTAGTATCTATGACAGAAGCTGAAGACTTGATGAAAGACAAGGAAGAAGAAATGGGATACAACAAGAAAGAAGAAATGATGGAAGAGGAAGTTGTTGAAGTTGTCGAGGAAGTTAAAGAAGTAGCAGCAGAAGAAGTAAAAGTTCTTGTTGACGCTTTAATTGATACAGTTGCAAAAGAAGTTGAAGCTATTGCAGTAGTAAAGGAAGAAAACGAAGAGTTAAAATCTGAGTTAAACAAAATGAAAGAAACACTTTCAAGCCTTGAAAAAGCAACAAATTTAAATACAGAAAAACTTGCAAAAGTTTCAAATGTAGAACCAAAATCAGTAACAAAGTTAAACGCTACAACGTCAAACAACGTAGCAAATTATTTATCCAACAGACAAAATTATTAAGAGATGGCAGTAAATGTAACAGTAACTCAAACTTCAGATTCTATAAGTAGAGTTGAAGAAATTTTCTTAGACGCAGTTCTAAGAGCAGCATCATTCGATGCAGGATTCGGAATTAAACAAGTACAAGGAACACGAGATAAATTCTCAATGTGGGAAATGGCAACATCAGGAGTTGTTCAAACATACTCAGTTGCACCTGCGGAAGATGGAACAGTAGCAATCGCTGACACAGAGTTTACAATAGATAAGAAAAGTATTAACTTGCCAATTGCTTATGAATTGTTTAAAAATACAGAGTGGAAAGATGCAGTAGCAAACATTCACGCAATGGGTATTCCTGAGGAATTGAAAGTTGCAATGGTAACTAACATTGCTGAAGTAGCTTTAAAATCTGTTGAATCAGAATTGTGGACTTCTAATGCAGGAGCAACAGGTGACATCGCAGGAAACATTAATGGATTTTTAAAACTTGCAGTTGACAAATTAACAGCAGCTACTTTACCTGCTCAAATTATTGCAGCAGCGGCTTCATTAACTGACCCAACAACTATCCAAGCTAAATTTAACGCTATGGTTGATGTTGTTCCTACTGCATTATTGGCTGAACAAGCTGATGTATTCTTCCACGTTTCTCCTGCTACGGCTTGGGCTTATAGAAGAAGTTTACAAACTCAAGATATGGCAGTATTGTCAAGTGAGCCAACTAACTTCGGTGGATTCGGAATTAAGGTTGTTCCTAACTTGAACCCTTATTGGATACTACTTGGTAAGACTTCAAACTTAGGGATAGGTTTACCATCTGCTCCAAGCGATATTATTTCATTAGACGTAATTGACCAAAGAGATAACTTGAAAAATCAAGCGAATATCTTCGGAAACTTTGGTTATGGTTCAGGTCTTGTTACGACAGATTGGGTAACTATGGAGAACACACTTTAATATAATTTTGGGGAGTGATTAATTTCGCTCCCCTTTCATTACTAAAACGAAAGATATGTCTTGTACATTAACATTATCGGCTTACAAAAGAGGTTGTGCAACTCCGTCAGGAATTGATTCAATCTATTTGATAGACCACGAAGCACGAAAAAGTTCGGAAGCTGTTTTTAGTATTACCAATGGAGCATTAACAATTACAAATTCAGGAGCATCAGTTCCTGCATTTCACGTTGAGCCTGTATTTAATACTTCAACAGTTACAACACCTATTACTTCAGATGCTACTTCAAATGCGTTTAAATACGATAGAAACTTAGAATTTAAGTTAGATGGTTATGATGCTTCAATAGTAACATTAACTGAAAACTTGGTAAAAGGAAGAACGGAAGTTTTGATCAAATGGGTAAACGGAAGCTACACATATATGGGCAATGAAAGAGGTTGTTCAGCAACAGGTAGTGATGCAGGTACTTCAGGAACTGCTTTGTCAGATGCTAAAGGTGTAACTTTAACATTGATGGAAGAAGCTACTGCACCGATGCCAATGGTTGACTTTGCAGAATTTACTGCTGCATTTGCTATAACTGAACCTGCTTAATTATGTATTTATTTGGGAATTACGAAGGCTCAAAATCTAAGTTGATCATTGACGCCAAAACAAAAAAAACGGAAATTGAAAAGTTTCTGAAGGACAATCCTGAATTAAAATCATATATTACCAACAAAGAAAAGGTAATTGCTCAGTATAAATTGATGGGTTTGGAATTACCAAAAGTAGAAATTAAGACTAAAAAGAGTGGTTCTAAAAAAAGGTAAATACCAATATAAAAGGGTAGCATTCGAGATTACGGATGCTACCACTTTTAAAGACATTGAATGGGTGATACTAAAATTTCCTGAATTAGAATCAGTAATTTTACAGAATCCAAAACCAAAAAAGAAAAAGGTAAGTGATAACGATAACGAAGAATCAGGTAAGTCCGATAAAAGTAAGACTGAATCAAAGTAACGTAGTTGGTGATACAATTACAATTACTCTTGATAGTCCTTCAAGAAGTCAGCTTGTTTTTTCTTCAGTTATCACAACCATAAGCGATGGGTATTATTCCTTTGATTTAGAAGTAGCAGATACTTCTCAATTGATAGATGATACCTATTTTTATACCATATCGCAAACAGATGTGGATTTAAAGAAAGGAGTGATTAGATTCTTGGAAGATACAGATACTAATAATGCCTTTGATTATACATTAGATTTCACATTAGCGTAATGAAGATTCAATTATCAAGATATAAGACTAACGCAATACAAGGACAAAGAAGGTTAAGCACCTATTATCCAAATGCGTTTGATAACCTTTTTTCAAACTACCTAAATTCACTTTACAATAATAGTCCAACGCATCAATGTATAGTTGACGATGTTGCTCAGCAAATTGTTGGTTTAGGGTTAACCTGTGACGATAAAGAAAAGAATGCAAAATTGCAAGAGTTCTTCAAAAAGAAAAACCTGCTTTCAATTGCTTCAGGTTTATTAGTTCAGGAAAGCATCAGCTTAGAGATTCGCAGAAATCCATTGATGGAAATCAAAGCGGTTGAAAACATTAACGTAGCACATTTCAGAGTTGTAGAATTACAGGATGGTTATCCTTGCAGATTTAGCTATAAGGAAGATTGGAATCCAAAAAGTCCAATTTATAACTACAAAAATAATTACATAAATAGCTACAATAACGAGGAAGCAAAGTCACTTCTTTACTATTACGATTCAGGAACATTTAACACACCTTACGGCAGACCTAAATACCTTTCAGCGGCAGATGCTATTGAGTTAGAGATTGCGATTTATATGATGCATAATCACGGAGCGCAGAACGGAATGTTCCCTTCAATGATTATATCAAAAGAAACAAGTGGAGATGCTGAAATTGACAAACAAGATAGCGTTGAAACACAACATCAAACAACAGGAGCAGCAAATGCAGGAAAGGTAATAACAACTTTTTATCGACAAGGTGGTAATGCTCCAACATTCTCAACACCAAATTTAACAGGCATTGACAAGATTTATGAAAACCAATATGAAACTGCTGAAATTGGAATCTTAAAGGCTCACAGAATACCATCAGCTAATTTGATTAGTGGGTTAAATTCTAAGGGTTCAGGGTTCACTTCGGAAACTGAGGAACTTGTATTTGCCACAGAGCGAATGATGGAAAAAATTGTCATTCCAAGAAGGGAGCAAATCCTTGAAATTCTAAGTCCTATCTTTTCAGAATTAGGTTGCGAAGATGTAAGGTTTAAAGAAGTGAAAGAAAAGCCTACTCACATAATGCCTGATGGAACTGTAATGGATGGAGAAACTCACATTGAAACTGAAGTTAAGGTTGAAGAAAACTTGAATGATTCTGTAAAGAATTTGACAGGTAGACAAATGCAGGGAATTGAAAGAATAGTACGAAAGTATGGAAAAGGAGAATTGACAGAACCACAAGCTAAATTAATGCTAAAAAGCGGTTACGGATTTACAAATGAAGAAGCAAATATTTGGTTACAAATTGAAGAACAAGTTCAAGAAAACCTTTCTACAATAGAATTGTCTTACAACGATTATCCAAAATCTGCAAGTAATAACGCACAAAGAGCATTGGATTGGGCAGAGAAAAACGGATGGGGTTCTTGTGGAGAAGCAACAGGAAAGAACAGAGCAAATCAATTAGCTAAAGGCGAAAATATTTCAAGAGATACCATTGCAAGAATGGCTTCTTTTAAAAGACATCAGCAGCACAAAGATGTTCCTTACTCAGAAGGTTGCGGAGGTTTGATGTGGGATGCTTGGGGAGGAACTTCAGGTGTTGAATGGGCATCAAATAAACTCAAAGAAATAGACAAAGAAAAGTTAAAAAAAAAGGACTTTGACGATGAGCAAATGCTTGACGCATTAGAAGGGGAAAAGATAGACTTTAACGATTGGGAATTAGTTGATGTAAGAGAAGCAAACGGAGAAAGCATAGAAGATTGGGCAAATGGTTTAATAAAGCCTAAGAAGTCATCTATTGAGCGTTTGGCAGACTTTATCACAAGCAAACCGAATGGGTTTAGTTATTTAGATAAATCATTTTACAAGGTTCGTTACACTTATCAAGAAAAATATTCTTCAGGAAATAGTAGAGATTTTTGCAAGTCAATGATGCGAAGAACAGGCAACGGAGTTGTTTATCGTTTGGAGGATATTGACAAAGCTACACGAGAAGGAGTTAATAAGTCATTCGGACACAAGGGTTTAGCTTACGATTTGTTTAAATATAAGGGCGGTAGAAGCTGTGGTCATTTTTGGCAAGAGGAACTTTACAGAATGAAAGACAAAACTGAAAATTATCTCAGCAAAGGCGAAGAGGTAAGCAGTATTCCAAGCAGCTATAAACCAAGTCCAAGAGGAAATAAAGATTCAAAAATAGCACCTAAAGATATGCCAAATCAAGGAGCATATCCTAAATAAAATTTAAGAAAATGGCAGTAACAATTCCCTTACTTATTGGATTAGATGACCTAAAGTTTTATTTGGGCATCACAGAAAACTTTGATTCAAGACTTTTAGAACCTTTGGTAATTCAGTCAACAGATTTAGCAGCACAGAATGTACTCGGAACGGCTTTGATGATCAAGCTGAGAAACGATTATAATTCAAACACCTTAGCAGGATTATATCAAGAGTTATATGATAGCGACAAGGCATCAGTTATGAAGATGATAATTTGGCAAACGTATGTTATGGCACTTCCGAGAATGCTTTATAAGATAGGTGCTGAAACTATTTCAATCGGAGATACTGACGAAGTAACTTCAATCGGTTCTGATGAATTGGGTAATATGCAAAGACAAGCAACTGCAAGTAAAGTATTTTATGAAAATCAAGTAAAGAATTACTTGACACAGAACTACGGAAACATTCCTGAATTAGCAGTTAACACTCCTGAATATATCAGAAGCAACAGAACAGAAAGCTATTCTTCGCAAGGAACGACATATACAACAAACAAAAGATACGACATATAATGGCAGCAACTAATATAACCTTTGACGATAAAATTTTAGGACAAGCAAACGCACTTCCTGAAAACAAGAAATTGACATTTACCAATGCTAACGAAATTAAGTCAGTTGTAAATAATAACGCAACAGAATTAACATCAACGCAAAGTAATGTTGCCACAAATACAAGCGGAATAGCTACTAATGTAACAAACATTGCTACGAATGTGACTAATATAGCTACAAATACAAGCGGAGTTGCTGCTAACTTGTCAAGTATTGGAACTAACACAACAAATATTGCTACCAATGTAACTAATATAGAAAACAACGGCACAAGTATAGCAACAAATGTATCTAACATTGCAACGAACACAACAGACATTACTACGAATAGAAATGATATTGCCACGAATGTATCAAACATTTCTACAAACACAACCAACATTGCTACCAATACTTCAGGCATTGCAACGAATGTTACTAACATAGACGCAAACACTTCAGCATTAGCAGGAAAAGCAGATTTGACAGGAGCAGTTTTTACAGGTTCGGTTACTTCGCCTGACTTCATTGGAGATTTAAATGGAGCAGTTAGATTTGAAGCAAAAAATACAAGTGGTTCAACTTTATTAAAAGGAAAAGTTGTAGCGATTACAGGAGTTAGCGGAAATGAAACTTTGGTTGATTTAGCAGATGCAGATGATGTAGCATCAAGACCTGCTTTTGGTTTAGTTTTCGCAGACGCAAATAACAACGCAGGTTGTGAGGTTGTGACTCTTGGAAATTTATCAGGTTTAAATACTTCGTCATTTAGTGAAGGTGATACAGTTTACGTTGACACAACGGCAGGAGAATTAACTGCAACTGCCCCAACAGGAGAGGCTGCGGACATTCAAAACATAGGTAGAGTAATTAGAAGCCACGCAAGTTCAGGGATAATTAGAGTTGGAGGAGCAGGAAGAGCAAACGCAACACCTAACCTAAATTCTGCAAAGATGTTTTTAGGAAACGCATCTAATCAATCAGCATCTGTTGCAATGAGCGGAGATGTTACAATTGACAATACAGGAGCAACTACAGTAGGAACGATTAATTCAGTTGCAGTTGCCACAGTTACAAGCGGTGCAGCTTTAGGAACAACTTCAATTCAGAAGAACGTAGGAACTACCTACACAACAAATGCAATAACCACAGTAACGCAGGCAGAGTATGATGCTTTGACACCTGTTGCAACGACAATTTATTTTATTATCTAATATGAAATTAGGAGCAAACGATGTAAGTGCAGTAAAGATTGGAGCAACAGATGTAAACAAGGTCTATCTTGGAAGTAATTTGGTTTGGGAAGCAGGTGGTTCTATCTTAGACTTTAGTCCATACAACGTATGGGATTCTGAACACGTTTCTATAGTAGGAACAACCACAACCTTTGAAGATTTCAATGATGTTGGAACTGCTTATGATTTAACTAATCCTGCCGCAACAAATCAACCTACATATAATTCTTCTGACTCTGATTTCGGAGGATTACCTTCAATTACTTTTGATGGAATTGCGGAGTATGTAAGAAGAAGCATTACTAATTATAGAAATTCAGACAGTAGCGGTTTAGTTGTTGGGGTTTTACTAATAGAGTCAGGTAGTAACTTTGATTTTTTGGGGTCTACGGGCTTGTCTTCAAGTGAGATTATGGGTTCTGCAAGAATCATAAGTAACAAATATAGACCAAGAATAGCCAACGGTTCTTTTGATAACAGAATTTCAGCGAGTACTACCACAATAGGCACGTTAACTCCTTATGTATTTACATTTGCCTCTACTGCTTCTGAATATAAGATAACTATTAACGGAGTTCAGCAATCTATTTCCGTTTCTTTAGGTAATAATGACGGGAAGTGGTACGATGACATATCTGTCAAAAATATCGCAGTAGGTTTATTGCCTTCAAGAAATCTTTACTCTAACATTACATGGTGTATGTCAGGATACTTTCCTTATGTAAGCGATTCTAAAACTATTGAAATTGCAAACTTTTTAAAGACGAAATATGGAATTAGTTAATGGGTGGATAACACCGACAATAGAAGCTTACGAAGCTAAACAGACAGAGCTAGGAATAGCTTATAATATAAATTCGCCAAGATATGCAGGAAGTATTGTAGACGGAGTTGTTCATCCTGATGTTGAGTTAATAACAGGAGGTTATTTTATGCGAGATATTAAAGGACTTGGAGTTGATAACATTACATTTGCGGATATAAAACAAGAAGAAATATAACTTTACACAATGGAGCAGTTTTTAGAATTAACAAACAAGCACGGATTTAGCACAGTAATAATTGCAGCTTTGATATTTGGTTTTATTGTAAACTATAAGAAAATTACAGGGTGGATTGTAGCAACGATTCAGGCAGCAGCTATTGTAAGAAACCACGAGGAAACGATTCAAGAACTAAAGGAAGAAATTGCAGTTTTACGAGCAAAGTTGGAAGAGTATAATGCTATCCTTATGAAGCAAACTGAAACTATTGCAAGGTTGGAGGAAAGAATTGTATTGACTGCTAAGAAAAGAGTATCTAAAAAGAAGCCAAATGAAGATTAAAGAATATTTTAGCATTAAGGAATTGGTAGATGAGAATGTTTACAATCGTTACGGAGAAGGTGCTTGGAAGTTCTTTGATGATAAACTGCTTGAATGTTTAGTTATAATTAGGGAGCATTTCGGCAATCCAATCACGATTAACAATTGGGCATTTGGAAGTACATTTAGTCAAAGAGGTTTGCGACATAATCAAAGTCCGATGGTACGCAATAAAAAAAGCATCTATTTAAGCGCTCATATGATGGGTAAGGCATTTGATTTTAATATTGAAGGGGTAACACCAAATGAAGTTAGAGAGTGGATTAAAACGCACCCTGATAAGTTTCCTTGCAAAGTTAGATTGGAACGCAATTTGAAAGGCAGTCCAATTAATTGGGTACACTTAGACGTTTACCAAGATGCAAAGAATCCGAAGGTTTATTTATTTGATGTATAATGGAAAAGAAATTTAAAGATACACAGCTTGGAAAATTTTTGGCAACTACTGCTCCTGATATACTTAGTGTCGCAGGTGATTTACTACCTGATGCAGGGGTTCTTGGCATTGTTAAGAACCTTATTGATAAAGACGAAAAGATTAGTCCTGAGGATAAAAAAGTGGCTTTAGCAAAGACCAAAGAAATGTATGACCTTGAGATAAAAGACAGAGATTCTGCACGAAGCAGGGAAGTAGAGGTTAAGAAGACAGGAAGCAAGGACATTATGATGATGTTGACAGGCATTGTTGGATTGGTTTCTTTTCTCTTTATTATATACGCAGTAGTTTATGAGGAAGGGGTTTTGCACAATGAACTCTTTGTACACCTGATGGGAATGGTTGAAGGGGTTGTGATCAGCAACATCTTTGCATATTACTACGGCTCATCGGCAGAAAAATAAATTTGCGATTTTAAAATATTAGGATTAGCTTTGCTGAATCTTGTTCATAATTTATTATTTTTTTAGGAAAACCCTTGCAACCTTGTAGGGGTTTTTT